GGCCGCATCGTGAAACGGGAAGTCAACGAATCGATATCCGATTGCCCGCGCCATCACTGCACCTCCGCGGTAAGAGCTTCGAACGCGGCGGCGGCGATTTCGCGCTCGCGGGCAACTTCGGGGCGCTCAAGGTAGTCAGAGCAGAGCGATAGAGCCAAGCATTCATCCCTAACGCAGTTCTTGCAAGATGGCGCAAGCCGCGCAGCCCATTCGCGGGCTTCGACAGCACGTTTCCCGTGTGCAACAACGCGCTCGGCTTGATCAGTGAACCATACGGCGAAATCGGGAAGACTGGGGGTCATGTCGGTGTCCGTTCTTGGCGATGCTTCTATTTAAAGCGTAAGCCTGCGGTTTATAGCCGTCAAGCGAAAAAGTAAGCCTTCGATTTAAATTGCACAGTTGATATCTATTTTTATCCGTTGACAGTTGCCCGAACACACCTATCAGCCCTTTGCTTAAAAAACAGGCTTGACAACGAGTAAGCCTGCGGTTTACGTTTGCCCCATGAGTAAAATCGAGAAAGACCCAATTCTTGATGAGGTGTTTGCCGCATTGGGCAGCAAAAGCAAGCTTGCCAGGGGGCTGAAAATGACGCCTCAATCGTTACAAAACTGGAGACGTGTCCCGCCTCTGCGTGTTTTGGACGTGGAAAGGGAAACCGGCATTCCGCGCTACAGGATACGGCCGGATTTGTATCCTCCGCCGCCAAGCAGAAAGGGAGCATCGGTTTCGGTTTAAGTTTTTTGCCGGTGTAGGCACAGCAGGGAAACGTGGCCCCACCCGTGTTTCTGCCCAGGTTCGACTCCTGGACCGGCGCTCAATTCGCGGAGGAATCCGCACACGAGTTCTGCGAGCCTGCCGGCGGGAGTGAGTCCGGCGTCGTCAAGCAGCGTACGCGAGCTGTTTTGGCAAATAAGCTTGGGTGGATTAGCGCGTATAAGGCCACCAAGGGAGCAGCCGGAAGTTATGACCCGGCCTCGCAGATACCATTTCGCGACCGCTACGGCGAGGCGCGATCCAAGTTTCCGCTGGGCATCCAACCGTGATTCGCAACCGCAACAACCCAGCGGAAAGCCATTCGCCCGATGGGCGTCAAAAGCTTGCTCAGGTCCGGCAGGGTTCCAGAGCAAGGCGTCAGTAGCGAAGTTGCGTGCGTTTCCTCGATACCCCCCAGAGGGTCCCGGACTTCCTATGCCCACTCCGTAGCTCCCGGAGTTGGAAGTCCGGGATAGGGGGCTGGCAATCGGAAAACACTGGAACGAAGCGATGATTGCAACGGAACAGCTTGAAGACGCGGTGCGAGCCGGAAGGAGCCAAGGCCTTGGCTACAAGCAGATTGCGGCAAAATCTGGGGTGCCCGTCGGCGCTGTTGCGCGCAAGGCTCGCCGCTTAGGCCTTGGAGGAAATTTGGTTAACCAGCCGCAGGTTAATACGGACGCGAAGCCAGGCGCGCTAAAAATGACGGTACGTGCAAATTACTGTCCGAAGGACAGAAAACACACTGGAGCCGTATCCGGAGATGCGCAAGCAAAGCAGACAAAGCACATCGAAACGGCCAAAGACGGCGCCTATATCAGGAGGTTTCCCTACGCGGACGGTCCCGGCGTCGAGTTTTCGAAGCTCGATGAACACGGCAAGCGTATGTGCCGGTGGCCCTGCGCCAGCAAGGGGACAGCAACACACTTTTGCGGCGCTGTGCAGGCCGAAGGATCGTCATACTGCGCGGCGCACCGCGAGATTGCATGGGCAGCGCCGCGCGAGCAGCGGCCCCGCATACAGGAGGCCGCATAAACTTGGCCGATGGTTTTCTAACGATGCGGAAGCGTAACCGTCCGCACGGCGCAAGAGCGCGCTGTAATGCGTCAATCCGGATCGCGGAACTCGCGGCCGGCATCGTCAACAACACGGGGAATTCCCAATGAAACGACTCGTAACTCTAACCGCTGCGCTGGCGCTGCTTGCTGGCGCCGCAAACGCGGCCGACCTTTCCGGCGGCATGAAAGACGGCGGCGGTCTTCCGGCGGCCGTCAATTGGTCCGGCCTCTATGCCGGCATCAACGGAGGTTACGTCAGCCGGGATGGTGTCGCGAACGATTGGCTTATCGGCGGAACCGTTGGTCTTAACCTACAGCGCGGCAATCTCGTCGGCGGCATCGAGTCTGACCTCGGCACGCTTACATCGGATTGGAGCACCTATTACGGCACCGTGCGCGGCCGGGCTGGCTTGGCGGCCGGGGGCTGGCTATTCTACGGTACGGGCGGCTACGCCTATGCAGGCAATGGTGCTGGCGATTTTGCCGATGGCTGGACTGCCGGTCTAGGCACTGAAGTGAAAGTCGCGGGGCCGTGGAGTGTGAAACTCGAATGGGGTCACACCGAACTCGATGCAGGCTCGGGACCGGTATCCGCCGACACGTTCCGAGCCGGTGTCAACTTCCCCGTCGCGCCGATGGATCAGCTTCGCTAACGCATACGCACAAAAAACAAAAGCAACCGGCGAGGGTTGCTTTTGGTGGCCCGCAAGGCCGATAGCTTGAGAATTACCACCCTGTTGCAAGAGGATGTTGCCCGTGTCTACCCCATGTGAGGCCAGAAGTCAACGGCCGCAAGTTGTTGTGCTGACACGCGCCCAGATTATGCAGCCGGCTGTGCCGATCCACCCGCGCATCACCTTCGGTAAGCTCCGGGTAGAGCTGATGCGGGACTTCGAGGGCGGCGTCTTCGGTATGCACCCTATCGATTCCGCGCGCGCCGCGCTCGCCCGCATCGACGAGCTGAATATCTGGCCGCTATATGCCTGCTCATGGAAGCAGCCCTTCGGGCAGTTCTTGATCGAGCTGGCCCCGCTTCTCGACAATCCAGACACCGTTCTCGTCCGCTACCAGGCGGCGACCCAACCCGTTGAGGTCAAATAATGCGTTTCACGGCATCGTCCAACGATTTGAAAACCGCCCTTGAAGGGGCAATGGCCTGCGCCGCCAAGCGCACCACGATCCCGATCCTTACTCACGTTCTCGTAGAGGCCAAGGCCGGCAAGGGCGGCGGGGTGTTCATCACCGCTTCGGACTTAGATTGCGAGGTGCGGCTTACCGTGGCCGCCAGCGTCCAGCAAGAGGGCGCTGAGGCCATCGATGGCGGCATGTTCATGGCCTTTGTGTCTCGCGTCAAGGGCGGCGACGTGGCTTTGGAGAGCATCGACGGCGGCGTGAAGCTCACCTCGGGCCGGGCCAAGGCAGAGTTGCCAACGCTACCTGCGGAAACCTTCCCGTCCCTTGGACGGCCAGACGGCATGGTGCAGTTTGCCATCGATGGCGATGGTTTTCAGGATATGCTTGCCGGCGTTGCGCACGCGGCGTCCACAGAAGAAACACGCTACTACCTTTGCGGCGTCTATCTGCATGCCCAGGCCGGAAAGTGGATCGCAGTGACCACGGACGGGCACCGGCTCGCGAAGATCGAACTTGACGCACCTTCCGGCGGGCATGCTCTACCTGCGATCATCGTTCCAGTGAAGACGGTGCAACTTGTCCAGAAGCTGTTTTCCGGCGCCGCGGCTATCGCCCTTCATGTGAGCCCTGTCCGGGTCTCCATCGCTACCGATTCAGCTACACTGAACAGCAAGTTGATCGATGGAATGTACCCGGTCTATAGCCGCGTCATTCCACGCGATCAACCCCACAGTATCAGGACTTCACGCGATGGTTTGGTCACAGCCATCGGCCGGGCTTCCGTGGCTGCCGATAGCGGCGGCGATGGCGCGGCCGTGAAGCTCGTCCTCTCCGGAAACACCATCGTCGTTTCGGGATCAAAGGGCGGAAACGCCGCGAGTTCGGACGAAGTGGACGCGCAGTGCGGTGATGCCAACTTCGAAATCGGCGCAACTGCCCGCTACTTGACCGATGCGCTGGCGATGTTGGATGGGGACGATGTGACGATATCCGTCTCCGATCCGTCCAGCCCGTTCGTGTTCCGTGGGGAGCGCGAAGGTGCGCTCGCGGTTGTCATGCCAAGGAGGTGTTGAGTCATGCCAAGGATCACCGTCGAAACGGAAGTATATCTCGAAGACGAAATCGTCCGGCTTGGGAAGAAAGACTTGCTAGAACTCCGGCGTGAAATCGACAAAAGGCTTTCCGGTAAGCACCCCACTTTATTCGGCGGCGAGAGCGCTCACGAGAGCTTACCACCGGCAGACAGCGAACGCGTTCACTCCGCACTCCGCCACCTGCGCATGGGGAACTCCAAGGACGCCCTATGGGAGCTTGAGAGCGCATTTGACCAGCCGGTAAGCCCATTATTCCGGGCGCGGCGTTTTGCGAAGGATGCGGCGTGATGGGGGCTTATGATGATTTCCTCGCCAACAAATCCATCGTGGCGCCGCCGTCCGGGTTCGATCCAGATGCCCGGCTCATGCCGCTCGCGATTAAGCCCTTTCAACGCGATATTGTGGCATGGTCGTGCCGGCGCGGAAGGGCCGCCGTGTTCGCCGGGACCGGTCTCGGCAAGACGATCCAGGAGCTTTCGTGGTTGCGTCAGGCTATTGCCCATACTGGCGGCCAAGCTCTCCTGTTCGCCCCACTCGCCGTTGCCGAGCAGATTGTGCAATCCGAGGCGCCGAAGTTCGGGTTTGCCGATGAAGTGGCGTATGCCGCCGATGAAGGGTCGATCACATCACCGATCACGGTCACAAATTACGAGCGGATGGATAAGTTCGATCTTTCGCAGTTCGCCGCCATTGGCCTCGACGAAAGCGGCCGCATCAAAGCCCACGATAGCCGCACCCGTCTCGAATTGACAGAAGCGTGCAGGGACACGCCCTATCTTCTTTGCGCCAGCGCAACGCCGGCCCCGAACGACTGGACGGAACTCGGCCAGCATTCCGAGTTCCTTGGTGTGCTGAGCGCCAAGGAGATGCTGGCGACCTTTTTCGTGCACGAGGGGTCTGTCCGCGCGAACGCAGAGGAAGACTGGCGGCTTAAGCGGCACGCTACGGACGCGTTTTGGAAATGGGTCGCATCGTGGGCCGTGATGATCCGTCATCCGCGCGATCTTGGCTATGACGAACCAGGCTACGATCTACCGCCGCTCCACATCCATCAAGTGACGGTGGACGTAGAAACGGAACCAGTGGACGGCATGCTGTTCGCAATGGAGGCCCGCACATTATCCGAGCGCCTCGCCGCCCGGCGCAACAGCGTCGACGAGCGTGTCGCGGCCGTGGCGGCGATGGTGGCGGCTGAACCGGATGAGCAGTGGCTGATATGGTGCGGCCTCAATACCGAGGCTGACGCGCTGCGCAAGGCCATCCCCGGCGCAGTTAACGTGCAAGGGTCAGACTCCGTCGAGTCGAAGGTCAAGAACCTTCTCGGTTTCACGCGCGGTGATCCGTGGGTGCTGGTATCAAAGCCAAGCATCGCGGGGCACGGCATGAATTACCAGCACTGCCGGCGCATGGCTTTCTGCGGGCTCAACGATTCGTTTGAGCAGCTTTTCCAGGCTGTCCGGAGGTGCTGGCGTTTTGGTCAAACCGAAGAAGTCCATGCCTACATGATCGCATCCATCCTCGAAGGTGCCGTTGTCGCCAACCTGCAAGCTAAAGAGCGCAAGTACGAGGCCATGGCCGACGCGATGGAGACGCACATGAAAGACCTTTGTGCCACCCAAGTGCGCGGGCATGGACGGGATACCACCCCTTATAACCCGCAAGTTAAAATGGAGTTGCCAACATGGCTGGCCGCGTAACAAACGTCTTAGCGCAAAGTATCCAGGAAGCATGCGCAATCTATAACGCCGACTGTGTCGATGTTGCTCGCGGGCTTCCCGACGATAGCGTCCACTACACTATTTTTTCGCCTCCGTTTGAGTCGCTATATACATTCTCGGACAGCGAACGCGATATGTCGAACTGCGCAAACAGCAAGACATTCTGGGATCACTTCAAGTTCCTGATTGCAGAAATCTACCGCATCACGATGCCGGGCAGAATGTGCACCATCCATTGCATGCAGCTCCCGACATCGAAGCTCCGCGATGGGTTCATCGGATTGCGTGACTTCCGCGGTGAAATCATCCGCGCATTTCAGGAAGCAGGGTTTATCTACCATAGCGAGGTATGTATCCGCAAAGACCCCGTTTCCGCGATGCAGCGGTCCAAGTCCATCGGGCTACTGCACAAGCAAATCAAGAAGGATTCCACCATGTCGCGGATGGCGGTTGCCGACTACATGGTCACAATGCGAAAGCCAGGAGACAATTCAGAGCCTGTGGCCGGCCCATTCGACGCCTACTACGGCGTCGAGACGACGCCAGACGGGTGCTTTACAGATACGCGCCACACCAACTGTGGCGACGTCGTCGAAACCTATTGTCCCGGAGACGAATGGTATTCGGTATGCGTCTGGCAGCGCTACGCGGAGCCAGTATGGATGGATATCGCCCAGAGTGACGTGCTTTCCCACAAATGCGCCCGCGCCGTGGCCGACGAGCGCCATATCTCTCCGCTTCAGCTTACACCGATCCGCAGGTGCATCCAACTTTGGACCAATCCGGGAGACACGGTTTTTTCACCATTCGCCGGCATCGGCAGCGAGCTTTATGTGGCACTGGAGATGGGCAGGAAGGCCATCGGGGCGGAACTCAAGACCAGCTACTACGAGCAGGCGATTGCCAACATCGCAACCATCAAGTCCAAGCAGCAAGACCTATTCTCGCAGGCTGCTGAATGACACGCCATCCACAGCCTTCCCACAGAGAAAGAGCGAATCGCTTCAGATTTTGCTTGAAGGGCCGCAGGTGCAATCCGGTAGGATCGATTCGCGATGGTCGCTTCAACCGGTGCGAGCGATGGCTAAGCCTACCTACCTGTGCGGACAGGGGAAAAGGAAACGCCCGCCTTGACTTTCAAGACGGGCGGTGTTGAGGTTGAAACCTATGGCCTGGCTGGCCGGAGGCTCGAACCCTCCTACCGCCGAAACTGACGCCAGTTGACAGACTGCGCCAGCACGTTGTCCCTTTGCCTAGAAGGAACTCTCAATGCCGAAAATCCCACAAAACGTTAGCCATGTCAACAAAAACGCGCAGGAACCTGTTGATGACGAACGGAAGACTGCTGTCCAGGAATTTCTCGCGAGGGTAATCGATTCCGAGGGGAATACGCCAGAGGAGCGTAGAAAGCATAACACCATCAACTATGCTTTCGTTAGCGAGATGAGTGATGCGGAATTCCGGCGCCTGTTTGGCGTTATTTTTGTGAACGGTGGCCTATCATGAGCCCCGTTATCATGGACATGCCACCGTCCGCCGTAGGCCACAACAGCCAAGCCTACGAGGTGAGGCCTGTGGCCCAGGATTCCCGCGCCCAGACAGCTAAAGCCGCATACCTACGAATGGCCGTGCAAGACGGCATTAGCGAGCGTGACCGCATTCTGCACCATGCCGCCATCACAATGGGGCATGCGGAATTCCATGCCTTTTTCATTATGATGCACCACGGGGGCAGGAACGGCGACAGGGTGATGGTTGGTCAACAGAGGTTGGCCGATTTGATGGGGTGCAGCGAACGCCATGTGCGCCGGATTACGGAAGAACTGGATGGAGCATGGTTCGACTTGCGCAAGAAGCAGCGCGATGCACGCTGCGGTAAAATTCCATCTCACGTAATGCAGCCTTTGGTGGCAGAACTTGTTGAGCGCTCAAAAACAGCAGGTCAACATATAGTGGTTCCGCCCGCCATTATTCCACAACATGCAGACCTGACACCCATGTCCACCCGGACACCAGTGTCCGCCTCAAGTAGGACGCCTATGTCCGGCTCATGCGAAACGAGTAGGACACCAGTGTCCGTCTCGGAATTGATGCCGGAACCGCGAGCCGGACATCCATGTCCAAAAAATCCTCGCGAGCCGGACACCGGTGTCCGCATAACCATAAGATCTGAACCATACGCCCCCGTGGACGCAGGCGCGCGTGCATACGCGAGGGCTGATCCTCCATCCTGGGTGATGAACGCAACGCTTAGCCCTGCCGAGCGGAAAGCCCAAAGCCGCATCTGGCGAACCGAAGATGGTGGCTTGGCGATATCCGAAGACTTTCGCGCCGAACTTGCTCGTGATTTCCCGCTCGTCCCCATCAACGAGACGCTGCGGATTGTCAAAACCGAAAGCGGGGTCAAAGACACAGCCGTGCACCTGCTAAGTCAGGTTGAACGGAAGTTTGCCTATGCCCAGCGCGACGAATCGGGACGTGAACGAAGATACGCCGCACGAACACCGATGTCGCCACGGCGACAAGTAAGTTCGTCCAGCAACGAATTATTGCAAAGGCCGATAGGCCTACCGGATGTCCAATGGCAAAACCGTCTTACGCAGCTCGTCAGCGACGGCCGGGCGGCGCGGGACCAGGCTATCGCTGCCGGGTGGCGGCCATGCTGAAGAGCCCCTACGAGCTGTGCTCCGCACAAGGCTTCAGCTTGCGCGACTACAGCGAGAAAAAGCACTACATCCCGTGCCCCAGGTGCTCTCCTGGCCGCAAAGGGCACAAGCACAAGCTCAAGTGCTTGCAGGTCACAATCGACGGGCTCGGCATCAAGTGGGCCTGCTTCAACTGCGAAGATCACGGCTACGCATTTTACGAGGACAGGGGCACTGGGCATGTTGAAGCATTCGGACACCGCGGCATTCGAAGCCAGGGGGCTGGACGCCGCGATAGCGGACGAGATGGGGTGCACGTTCCGGAACGGGAACTTCCGGTTCGAGTACCGGAGCCAGGATGCCGTGTCGTTTACGAAGGTGCGAACTCAGGACAAGCGTTTCTGGATCGAACCAACGGGATCGTCCCTGCATTTGTGGAATATCGACAGCCTGCGCGGGCTTTCGTCGCGGCCCCGCGCGGCCCTTACATTGACCGAAGGTGAGTTCGATAGCATCGCTGTCCGCCATGCATGTAACGGATTTGTGGCGAGCGTTCCAAATGGGGCAAACGGCCACAAGAGCGAGGGCGCAATTTACCCTGGAAAGGACACTGGTTTCCAGTACCTTTGGGGCCAGAACGGCAAGCTCATTCCCGAGTTGGATCAATTCGACAAGATCGTGCTTGCCACCGATGCCGACGAGAAGGGATATCTGCTTCGCGATGAGCTTGCGCTGCGTATAGGGCGCACGCGGTGCTGGTTCGTCGAATATCCAGATGGCTGCAAGGATGCGAACGACGTTCTCCGCGGCTACGGTGCGGAGACTCTGGCGAAAGTCATTGCGGGTGCTAAACCAATCCGGCCAGGTTATCTTGTCAAGCCGGGTGACTTACCCCCCCATGTGCCGGAGACTGCGTATTCGACCGGGATGGCGTTTCTCGACAAGCATATCAAATTGGTGCGCCCGGAACTCATGGTCATTACGGGACAGCCAACGCACGGAAAAACGCAATTCATGCGAGCTGTGACCTTTCATCTGGCCGAAAGTCATGGCTGGCGCATCGCGTATTTGACGCCCGAAGACAACATTCAGCGGCTAAAACGGGACATGGGTAGGTTTGCCCGGAGGACTGGCGCCCGTTATGCCGACGATGCCGGCTGGATAGACCGCTCGTTCCGGATATCAAATACCCCCGAAGACGATCCAATCACCATTGATGTGGTGGAAGCGGAGATGGAAAGCGCTGCGCTTCATCACGATTGCCAAGTTTTCGTCATCGACCCGTGGAATGAGATTTCGCACGATTATGGGCGGCTAACCATCGATCAATACATTGAGCATGCGCTGCGCAGGTTCAAGCAGAAAACACGGCGTTTCAATATGCTGTTGATAATTGTTGCGCATCCAACGAAGTTACAAGCAGAACAAACCGCTACGCTGTATTCTATCAATGGAAGCGCCAACTGGCGCAACAAATGCGATCATGGGATTATAGTCCACAGACCGTTTCCTGACTTGCCGGACGTACAGGTTATCACGGAAAAGACCAAGGACCAAGAAACCATGGGAATGCCCGGCACAAGGTGCATTCGGTTTTTGCGGAGCGAATGCGAATATGTGGACGCGCAGCAACTTGAGTAGAGGAAATCAGTGCAATGAAACCCGAAGCGCGTGGATTGTTTCTTGAGCATTGCGAATTCGCCCTTGGCGAACTGCTGACCGCCTATTTCAAGGCGCGAAGCGAATGCAAGCAAAGACCGCTCTTTCAGGAAGGGTCACTTTGTCTCGTCAACGACGAAATCGACTATATCACCATCAAATCTTTTCGGGTGCTGGAGCGGCCTATCGCAGGGGCACTGTGGAATGCCATGCGATTGATAGGCGAAGACCTTTATGCTGAGGCTGGGGACACCAGTTTGATGCGCAAGATGATCGAAGCGCTCGAGGATAAGGCGGGCGAAGGCGCTGTATTTCGCCCCTTGGTGCTCGATAAAGTTTGGGATGGAGTTGGGGACTGGATCGCATGATGAACCCAAAAACCTTCGAGTCCCGTCACTGGACGCTTGCCCTTGGCATCTGTCTTGTGGCGGCTTCTCCTGGCATCTGGGCGGCCTTTGGCTGGGGATGGGCGCTTGTCTCCGTAGCTCTTGGAATCGCCGGCGTGATATCCGCGGTGCTGGGCGCAATGGCTGACTATGCGCTGTCGTATCTGGACGAAACTGACAGGGACAACGTGTCATGACCGGCAAAGCCACCATGATAGACCTGATGCTTTACGAGGCGGCGGAAGCAGATTTCAAACTCAAGCTCGCCAAGCTCCGGGAGTTCTACGATGCAGCTACGGCTAGAAGAGTGACGTTAGCTGCCGAACATTCGATTGGGTGCCCAGGGTGGAACGGTGAAGGGGCGTGTCATTGCGGCGGTGATGGTCGCCAAGCACGGATCGATAAGGCTCTCGCTGCGCTCGCAGATGATGCTGAGGGGGATGCGGGGTGAGATACCTGTCCGTTTGCAGTGGGATCGAGGCGGCGAGCGTGGCGTGGTATCCACTGGGCTGGCAATGCGCCGGCGTTGCCGAAATCGCACCGTTTCCTTCCGCCGTGCTCGCTTACCGTTTTCCAGAGGTCAAGAACTTTGGCGATTTCACCAAGATCGAGGCGGCGGACATCGGGTCAGTCGATCTTCTCGTGGGGGGAACCCCCTGCCAGAGTTTCAGTGTTGCCGGCCTCCGGGGTGGATTGGCTGATGACCGTGGCAACTTGGCGCTCGAATTTCTTCGCCTTGCTGACCGCTTACGCCCCCGCTGGATTTGTTGGGAGAATGTCCCCGGCGTCCTGTCCTCTGTCAGCCACGCCGCGCCCGATCCGTGTCCGCCGCCAGCACCGTTGGATATGGGATGCGACGGCCAAGAAGTGGATACTGAAGACGAGTACGATTCAGAAGAATTACACGCCTTCAACTGCTTCCTGGCCGGACTTTCAGACATCGGGTACGGGTTTTCGTACAGAGTTTTTGACGCTCAGTTTTTCGGCTTGGCACAGCGCCGCGAACGTGTGTTCGTTGTCGGCTATCTTGGAGATTGGCGACCTGCCTGCGCGGTTCTGGTTGAGCGCGAAAGCCTGTCGTGGCATCCTGCGCCGTGCCGTGAACAGGGGCAAGGAGCTTCCCCCACAATTAGCGCACGCCCTACAGGCGGTGGCGGACTCGGAACCGACTTCGACCTCGACGGAGGATTGATCGCCCATAGCCTGCGCGCCGAAGGCTTCGATGCGAGCGAGGATAGCACGGGCAGGGGCACGCCCATAGTGCCCGTAGCATTCGCCCTCCGTGGCCGCGAAGGCGGTGCAATGCCTGAGCTGCAAGGAGATTGCGCCGGGGCGTTGCGGGCCGCCAGCGGCGGCTCTACGCGATCCTACGTGGCATTCGGCAATACTGGAC